CTTCTGACTCAGTTGCAGCAATAAGCGTTACCTGAGTAGAAGCTGCCTTCGCAGATGCAGAACCACGAGTAGGCTTCGGAATATGAAGCGTATCGCCTTTCTTACCTTTGAAAGACATTTTAGAGAAAAGATTTGCAGCAACAAGATTAGCTTTATATGCTGCGATGATTTCGTCGGACCAAATCTCTGGGATAAATTTATCCGCAGTGGTTTTGGTGACGTGATTAGTACCTAGTGCCATTTTTTATTTCCTTTCGATTATTTGACACGTCCCTCCGCGTATGCAGCCATAATTTCATCCTGCATAGCTTCGTAACGTGCGGGATCACGCAAACGTAAATTGATTAGATCAGCCCTTCGGTACGTTTTTCTTGATGTAGGCGCAGGAGACCCAGTATCTACTGCAACAGACTTTAAGTTCTTAGCCGTTTCCTTTTTAGACTCCGCTACTACCGGATCTTCTGTTTTTTGTACTTGTTTAACACTATTTAGGCTATTCCAAGTAGATAAAAGCTCTGCTGCTGAATCATAATCATAATTAGCGTCAGCTTCGGCGTAGAGTTTAGTTCTAACCGGAGATGCTTTAATCCATTCAAAAAACTTTGTATCTTGAGTTACTTCGTCAAAATTAGAAAACTCAGTTCTTAACTTCTGTGCAACTTGCTGTTGCTTTAGCGTCAACGCTTGCTGTTGAGCTTGAGTTACAGCAGGATGTTTAGATACTGCATCATTGATTGCCCGTTCAGGATCTTCGTACAATCGTTGAGCAAAATCTGGTTCATCTTCTTTTGGGGTTTGTACAGCTTGTTTTTGAGAGAGTTCCCGTTTCAACAATTCGTCAGCTAGTTTTCTAACTTCGCCAACTTCTTGAGCTTGTTTACCAATCATCTTTTCAGCTTCTTGGTGCATCTTAACAATGTCTGCAATAGACTTGCCTCGATACTTATCAGGTAATTCTTCTTCAGGGTTGGCTTCTTGAACAACTTCTTGTTCTTCAGTTTCCTGTTCTACCTCTTCTTGCTCAATTTCTTCTTCTTGAATCGGATCTTCAAATGTAGCCATATAATCTCCTGTCACGTTTGTGATTTTAGGAATTAAAAAATATCACCAGACGCTAACCCTCTCTGCGCTTGTTGGCGATTCTTGTTGCCTCCTCGTGCTTTCTAGCCCAAGCATCAGCAGCAGTAGGAAAATCTCCCGATACTCCTTCTAATGCAATGCGTGGCATAGAAATAATACGAGTTGCCATACCTTGACAAGCAGGACACTCTATTGCGTTTCTTTGCTCATCAATGTATTTCTCTGAGATGTGACCTTCCTCACACCTAAATTCAAATATCCTTCTACTCATTTTCTAATTGCTCCCAGGCTTCTTCCGAAATCTGTTTTAGAGTTCTTATCCAATGCAGGACATCTAACTGACCTTTACGAAAATTTAGTTCTTCTAAACTTTGTGTTGCCAGTAAATTGTTTCTTTCTTCTATTACTTTTTCGATGTCAACCTGTAAATCTTTCCATCCTTTACTTGACATCATGTCAAATCTTGCTTCATAATACTCTTGAAGGTCTTTATCCAATATGGAGTCCTCTATTAAGTTACTATAATGTATCCCCATTATAACACACTTTTTATATTTTGTCAAGCATTATTTTGTTGTTTCATACGCATTTGCTCAATAACAATCTTTTCATTAGAGTCAATGTCTTTTTCTTTTAGTAATAACTCTGCTACCTTTGCTCTCTTCTGAAACTCATTATCGTCTTTAGCGTTGATGTTAGCTGATAGGTTTCTAATAATGTCTGACTTAACTTTGTCATCCATCAATGATGCTTCTACCAGTAACTTCTGCGCTCTAGCTTGAGCTTCTTCAGCGTCAGCAGCAGACTCAGCAGCCCTAGCGTTAAGCTCGTTAGCCTGAGCCTGAACAAGAGCCATTTGCAACTGCTGTGCTTGCTGCTGCATTTCTTGTGCTGCTGGGTCAGGTTGTGACATCTGATCTAACTGCATCATTAACTGCTCTTTGTTAAGTAGTCCTGATGTACTAATAATGCTTCTCAACAAAATAGGTACGATGGGTGATTGTGGTCCAAGGGTTTGCATAAGACCAATTAGTTGCTGTTGCTCGTATTCCCTTGCAATAGCACCAATAGAAGACATCGTAGTAAACTTAAAGTCTTTCATTGGATAACGATCAGGATCAAACTGCATATATCTGTATGCAACCTTCTTCACCATAGGAATGATGAAGTCATCCTGAAACGATGCCATTGCCACCTTATTCTTCTTGACAATAGCTGACATAGCCAATGACATACCCATACCATTGTTTTGTCCTGCTGTAGATGCTGCACTCTTGACCAACTCTGACGAGTCTAGTGTGCCTGTAGCCTGCAACAACATCGATTCAAACCCTTTGGCTGTTTCGTAGTTTGAAGCGTCAGTAGAACCAAATTTAAATGGTTGGAGGATTTCGGCAGGGTTGCCATTAGTTAGAACGTTTTTACCAGGTCTAACTTCGAACTTCATGCCTCTCGGCAATCTTGTAGCATCAATACCCATCATAGGCGCAGTAGTTAACGCCAGAGAGTCCATATGAGACCGTAGCTGGGCATCAATAGCTTTCTGCATATTGTATCCCTTCTCAACCGTTCCAACGCCATAGAAACGTCCAGGGCGAACCTCAGGGCGGTATGCAATAATCGGTCTATCTTCCATCATGTATGGAGATGCTTCTGCTTTGAGTAGATGCTGATCGTTAGCAATAACAATAATTGCTTCTACTAAATCAGTTACTCTTCCAGCAGCAGAATCTTCTGGGAACAAGTCTACAATTTCATCCCCTTCATTTTCTAGTTGCTCAAGATATTCTCTAGGTACAAGACCATAATAACGCATGACCTTGACTTTATCGTCTTGATACGATGTAGACTCAACTTTACTTGCTTCTAGATCGTCTGACTCGTAATGAGGTTCAATATCGCACTTACGATAAATACCAGACTCAATACCTTTAACAACTTGATATAAGCTGACGTACTCTTCTACTGCTACACCTAGTGACTCATCAATTGAATCAGCGTTAGGGTCAATCAGTAAATTTCTTGGATGTACCGGCTTGACTTTTACAGTTACTTTTTCTTGTTCTGTTACTCCAACAGCAGCCATTTGTTCTCCTGGCATTTGCTGTGTTGTTGGAATACGCTCCATTTCTGTTTTAACAAGAACTTCGCCTACACCAGTACCATAGATTTCGGCTAACTTAACAATAGTAGTGACGTTGTTTATGTATGCATTGTTATGCGTGTCTTCCATAAGAAGAGCTTGCATAATCTCAACGTCAGTTCTATCTTGATCGCCTAAATCATCGATTACTTCAAAGAGTTTACCAGATCCTGCAAAGCCTTCCATAGTTTCTGCAACCCTGTTATCAACAGCTTGACGAGTTGCAGGACTAATGATTTTACTACGTTCACTGTCCCTAGTACGATCTTCAGAAGCCCAGATACCATAATAAATCCTTTCGTATTCATCCCATTTCTGTTCGTAATTAGTATCACGCCAGTCTCTCCACTTGTCACAGTGTTCAACTACAAATGATACTAGCTCTTTATCACTTTCAGTAACTTCGTAATCTTCTACTGATTGTAATTCGTTGTTATATTCTTCAGCCATATTATTTCCTATTAAGGTGTAGCGTAATCAAATGGATCTTTTAGTAAAGGGTTAGTATAAATGTCATCATCTTGTTCTTCTTGAGAGCGTAAAGCTACTGCTCCTCCTCCAATAGCAAACGTAGGCGCAGTTGTGTCGCTTGGTTTAATTGAAAATCTTGGATCATTCGGAGAAGTTGTTTTTGCATTTTTAGCTAGTACTAACGGACCAACTTGTATTACTTCATCTGCATTAGTCACAGGCAATCCTGTTGCTTTATCATAAAAATAAGAAGCTCTAAAAGGATTCATACCTACCTGAACCCAATCTGACCCAGGTTTTTTAGATTCTTCTAACAATTTTGTTGCTTTTGAATAAACTGATGAAGAACTTTCATTACTCCAATCTCCATAAATCCTTGCTATTGGACTTTTATTTACCTGTTCTGTTGCAATTTTTAAAGCTCCTTTTGGAGGAGAATCAAATTCAACGTTTTTTAATACTGCTGTTTGTCCGTAACCTAAAGAATTTCCAGAACGTACAGAACCATCGTGCAAACTAACAACCCATGTATCATAATTATCGTAAGCAGGTATATCTAACCTTGATGCAACTCTTGTTCCGTTTTTAATTGTTTTGTTAACGCCTACAATACCTTTATTTACTTTATCAGGAGTCAAAGCCAAAGCTATTTCTTTTTGAGTAGGCATTTTTGGCATTTTAGTTATAGGTTGTATTGGTAAATAATCTTTTACTAACTTCCTATATTCGTCTTGAGTTAATTTACCTGCTTCAAGCTGTTTAGATGCAGCAGCTAACTCAGGAACTTGAGTTTTTCTTTGTTTTACTAAATTTTCATTTTTCCATTTAGCTACATCATCACCACTTAAATTAAATTGTCTATAAACTTTATCTGTTTGTGGGTATTTAAGACTATCTTGAAACGTAGGTTTAATTA